ATTCCTCACTAAGGTTTATGTACCTGTGTCTACATATACCTTCTCACCAGTTGATGCTGCTCCTTGAAGTTCCTTCTGAGGATGTGCGGCACCGTAGGTGACTTGCACAGCCATAACATCGTCAGTTCCACTGTTTCCGCCTTCGCCAACAGTGGTTCTAACGGCTACGTCTGCCCCTTCTACGTCAAGGTCTTCTGCTCTGGTTTCTATAATTACGAAATCACCGTCTGCGTCAATAGGATTATCGGTATCGTAATTTCCACCACTGGCATCAGAAGTCAGTTCACCTGCACCTGTGCCTGATGTATCTTGAGCAGCGTCTTGTCTACATGTATCCAGATCGTCAGAGCCATTCCATGTACCGAGTTCTACATATGAGCAAACTCGTGTGAAGTTCTTCTGTGATCTATATGCCGTTGATGCAGAAGTTCCGCCAACGTCTGTCGCTGAAGGACTTACAATGTCAAAAACTCCTGTTTCGCTAAGTCTCATTCCCATTATTTTTACCTCTCTTATTGCTCGGGTCTATTCTCATAGCCCAACTAAGATTTTAATTAATTTATGCCCTAGCAGCTATTGCTACAAATGGGCTTAAAGTGTTGGAACCATTTCTAGGAGTAATTGCTGAATCAATCCAAGGGCGTCCATCAATTCTCTCTATGAAACGGAAATCGGTTTCGTCAGTGTTGAATCTGACATGTGGAGATGATGCCATCTCTAGTGCTTGCCTATCACCTATGAGGTAGTAGGAAAGGTCTGCTAGGTATACATCGCCTGCACTACCAAGAGTCTCAGCTTTCTCGCTGAAGATAATTGGTCGTCCAAGTAGTGTAGGAGTTGGTGATCCAGATATGCCACCAGCAGGGAAGAACATAGGAGCTCCACCAGTACCTACTGCTAGGGACATTGTGTAGAGTTGTGGCTGTACGTCAGGGTGCATGATCCAGACCGAGTTAGCTATTGATCCAGGTAGTAACCTTGAGTAAGCCTTGATTACGTTCTCTACTGACAACGTGGTAGCTGCTTGTCCTGTTTCTTTTGTAACGCTAACAAGGGCGTCAGCATTGAGGATACCTAGAGGTTGTCCACCACCGATACCTGCTATGAAAGCATCATCTTCAAAGTAGGCAATAGCATCTGCGAACAACTGATTTAGCAGAGGTTCGAGTGTAATTGCACTATCTCGTAGAAGTTCGTTGGCGACTCGTGTGCCACCAATTAGCTTTTTAGCTGTTAAAGTTGTTTGAGAGAATGTAGGTTCTGACTGTGTAAATGAACCACTCTCAGGAACCCAGTATCCTGTGACTCCACCGAATACGTTAGAAGCATGTGTAGTGTCTCTGATAGACGGAACTCTAACGGTCAGTGTAGACATAGGAAGTACTCTGGCTCGTGGGCGTACTACCGCTGCTTCTAATGCTACCGATAGCATCTCGGCTCGAAATTCTTCTGGTACAAGGAATCCACCTTGATCTCCCTGTCCTTCTCCGAGAACTTTAAGCCTAGCATCAAGCCCAGTGTTAGTTACATGAGGGGATATACCTCTAGCGAAATCTACAAATGAGTCGAACTCACCTGCATCAACTCCAGGTCCCTCTCCTGTAGCTGCAATTTGTCGCTTCTGTGAACGAGTAAGTTCAAGCTTCTTGTATACATCGTCTGTGCCTTTACTTACATCAACGTCCATAGGAAGTCGTTTGACTGCTTCTGGCATCTTGACTTCGTTCTTGTCATAGAACTCAGTTAACACTTCGGTCATTTGTTCTTTGATCTGACCTTTCATGTCAGGGTCATTTGCGTCTGCTTTCTTAGCATATGCAGCAACCCAACCTTTAAATTTGTCTGGGTCTTCACTCAGCCATTTTAGTGCTGACCCATCGTGTAGGGCTTCTTCTAGTTCCTCTTGATTCTGAGGAATTGTCACGTCTTTTTTAACCATCACAACCTCGCTTTGTTATTGTTTAGTGCTTCAGATATCAGCCTTTCTAACTGCTTTTCCATGTCTTCTGGATATGTATGTTCATGGTGAGTTAGGCTGTTATGGATTTCCATCCATTCTTCCAACGTCAATTTTACGTTGTCTGTTTCCTGTTCCTCTGCATCTTCATCTTCTTCTTCGTCTTCTTCTTGTTTTGCCGTAACGCCATCCAGTAATTCTTTGACTACTGGGTGCAATTTCATGCCCTTCATTCTTTGTAATGCGTCTGGATTAGATGGAATTGTCACCTGAGATGCTTCTAATAGTTCTTGTCCTTTGAACTCATATGAAGCTCCACCGTCTATTTCGACTTCGGATGCTAACTTCATGTCAGGAATAAAGCCCACACTGTAAGAACCTAGCCCACGTTCCACTAACTTAAATGCCCAGTCGGCTTCTTTATTACCCTCACCAACAAAGTATTTAGCAGTTCCTCTAAGCTGTTTCCCTTCAGTGCGTACATCTTCCCACATGCCGATAACAGATTTTAGTTCAAAATAATTATGGCTAGATAAGAGAACAGGGTGTCTCATAAAGTTCTCTGTGTTCCATCCACTGGCACGAATGATATCACCGTCCCTGTCTCTTGTTTCTGTAGACAGGATCGCTTCTACCCTTCCACCCTTTCTATCTATAACCTCTACATCACGACTAAAGCATGTCTTAAATTTCATAGACTGCCTCGCTTCAATTTTACAATCACGCTCTCTGGCTCCACAGTATGCAGCAGGGTCATCCAGTCCTTCTTTTTCTGCCCATGCTATGCACTCATCCCACGACATATTGCAATTAGGACCAGTCGGCATAATTATTTCTCTCCGTTTTTATACAAAAAAAACCCGAACAAGAGACTCATGGTCTTTCTTGGACGGGCATTCTTTGATGCTCTGTCTGTCCTGATCGGATTAAAATGTTCTAAATAGACTACCATTAGTTATATTAATCGGTCAACTTTTGCGGATGCTTGGTCTAGATATCCCTCAGAAAAAGGTAACAGTGTTAACAAATCCCCTGAGCCGCATTACGTCCACGTTGATGCTGTGAACCTCAGTGGTGACCAGAAGAGCTTTGAAGACGGAATGTTAACGGATGTGCAGAGTGGCTCTAGCACATCAACACCACGTGGAGCGGTCGTTGTTAACGTTGTAGCGTCAGATAGAGATAACAGAAGAAGACAACAAAGGGACACCTTCAGTCTGATTTTGCGGACGCATGGTCTCGTTATGTGCCGTCTAGCGGTAACATCGGTAACAAAAGCTCTGCGCCTCATAACGACGGCGTGAACGCTGTTACTGATACCGGTAACAACAGTGCTTCTGAGGCCGATTTGTTACCGATCGGACAAACCGCCTCTACCGCATCGTCATCAGGTGGACGTCATATTGTTACCGATGTTACCGATAAAGATGGGGGTCAGGGCAGGGTGTCGCTGCCGGCAGATGCCTTAGGCTCATCTAAACACCACTTCAGTCTTACACGTTCTGCACCAGAGATTCGCTGCCACCACTTCTTTACCCAGTAGATGATTACAGTCAGGGCAACGTGCCTCTGAGATTGATCTAGAGCCACTAATAGCATCTGATATATCGTCAGCTAATCCTTCAGATGGGTCTATATCAACAGCATCACTAAATCTATAAATCACATTGCACCGACAGTTAGGATGCTCTGGTACTGTATCTTTCGGGTATTGTTTGTTTCCATCAAATAAAGCAGTGAGAGGAATCCATCCTTTCTTTTCGTTCTTCAGGCAAGCTTCATCTGCATCAGTAATATCGCCCTGAGTGACCCATTGCTTTTCATCCATACCCTGCGATTGCGCTCCACCAAATGCCCCTTTTCCTAGTGCTTCTACAGTCTCGGTTCGTGCTACAAGGCTCGCTCGCTCTGGAGAGAATGCGAAATCATCTTGTAGCTGTCTAGTTAATTTGCCCAATCCTTCGCCCGATGCGATATGAGCAGCCACTAACTTGCCTACTCTTTGGCGAGTTAATGTCACCATATTTAAATCCCCTGACACCTGGAGCAGTCTCGCACCTCTAGCTTCAGCATATTCGGCAGCTAATCGCTTGACTTCATAGTCTGGAATATCTGGGAATGACATGCCCACAGATATCTGGAAGCCGTCTTGTAGTTCAGATACTACATCATCACCGTACTTAGTCAACCAATCCCAATCGTAATCGTCCAAATCTGACGCCTCTAGCTTTACCACAGAGCCACTCAATCCCTTTTCAAACCCTTCTATATACCTCGTAATAGCTTTACGCTCGCCTGCTAGTCGCTTTTTCCAGTTGCGATTCATGCGATTTAAAGCCTTCTCTAGAGGAGATGCCTTAGTAACTGGAGGGGCAATAGCCTTCTGGACGCTACCAGATACGTCTAGAGCAAACGGTGATGCAGGTGCAGCAGGGGCTGAGAACTGATCTCCTTCCTCAACGTCACCTTCTCCGAGCCTTGCACGAGCTTCATTTAGTGTTAACAGACCGCTGTTATATCCACCAGTTGCTTCTGCTAATGCGAACTGTCTATCTATAGGAGTAGGGTCTTCAAAGTCAAACTCAAGATCGTCACCAAACATTGGAGCTAATTCGGTATTTAGCTTCCCTCTGATACGTTCTAGTCTGGGTCTTATAACCCATCTGCCGAACATCACTTCGGCTGCTTCAGCATTAGCTCTGTTAACTGATTCGGATACACCTAGCAATGCTGCAGGCATACCAAAAGCACCTAGAATAATGTCCCTGTTTAGCCTTCGTAATTGCTCGAATTGCATTTCTCTTTGTGTGATTTTAACGTCCTTCCAATGACCTCTCTCTATAACTGCCACCCTGTGAGCATTGGATACACCTTTATGTTGCTGTTGCCATCTTGCTACGAACTTCTCGAAGTCGTCATTTCCCATCATCTCGTCCAGTTCAATAACACCACCAGGCTCGGCAGAATTAGCAAAGAAGTTAGCCGTCCACTGGGCTGCGAGTTTCTCTGAATTTAAATCAAACTTCAGCGATTGTATAGGACCTAATCCAACGTATGAATTGAGTGGACTGGGTTGCTTAATGCATATAATATCCTGCGGTGCTAGTGGAATAGGCTCATTGCCAATACGATATAGATAGCCTTTAATATGATCCTGGCGGTCTGGTATAACGGCTACACGGTCAGGGCGTAACGGCCATATTTCTACAACTTGTCCAGATCCGTTACGAAGCAGCACCCAGAACGATTCCCCTGTTAGATCAATATGCTGTTGGGCAATCTCCAAAAACTCCTCATTGGATGAATATGGATTGGGCTTATACCAGAGGTTCATTAGAGGATGATCGTATAATTCTTCTTTGTCACCGTTCATGTCTCTACGGTATAGATGCCAACGAATAGTAGACGTTGACTGTGCGATTCGTGAGACAGCTGCAAACAGCCATCCTACAGATCCATACGCTTGCATATCCTGAAGCTGAGTTGTACTACCACTTACCGATGCTCCAATGCGGAGAGGGCTACCTCCACCCATTGGTAGTCGTTCAATATTGTTATTATTATTACCGTATGGCTGCTTCTCTGTAATGGAATCCCACGCTTGTTTTATTAAAGTCATCGGTTAGTTCTCCCTATACCTTGTGCAATAAATATCAATGTTATGCCAGTTAAGAGTAATGCCATAGGCCACCAGATTATATAGATAGCTGATATGAAACATATAATTCCACATATCTCCATCGTTAACGGTAAGCGTTTCATTGTAGAAATGTCACTCTTGGAGGTCTGCCAAGTTGGGCAAATGTCATAGCAAGTGCGTCAGCTTCGTCAGGCGATTTGACCATGTCTTTCTTGGACTCTAAGCGAATGGTTTTGTCTGATTGATATGTATATCCCCTGCCACTAATCTGACTAATCAATGAGTTGTCATTCTCAATATCTGCATGACCATCTTCATCTAGAAACCATTTACGCATTAGCATCCACGACTCTGCTATAGCATTTGAATAATGCTCCTTGTCACGAGCCGATGCCCCACCTTGAAACGGCACTAACCTTGCTCCATTTAAACTAATCTCTCTGAGCCTATCTACTACACCACCACCCACACCAGTGTCATCTACCACTACTGTATCCACATGATTGTCTGCTACATACGCCCCTAGCCACCCTGCAATCTCCATTGTATTTCTGCCCTGTACTCGCCACTTAATACGAGCCACATCGCCCTGACGTTCTACTACTACAGTACGGTCTTGTCCGAATCGTGCAACGTCACATGCCAGTATTACATTACCCTCTGCTGTAGCTGTTCTGTTAGCAGCTTCTACCGCTGCCCACAACGGCACAATAGTGTCGTCTAATGAGTCAGGAAACTTTGCCAATACAGACGCCAAATACATGGGGCTTTGTTCGCCCCATTCAACCTTTCGCTGTTCTATATTTGTTCTTGTTACCATACCCTCGTACTCAGGCTTGCCATCGTCAGGTGCGTGGGGAACAAGGTTCGGTGTGTCGTAGGCACTAATCGTTACAGGATACCATAGATCACGAGAACCGTGATGGCTCTCATAGAACTCTCCTCTGGTAGCGAAGGCGTTTCCTGTCAGTAGTAATCGCTTCGGATTCAATCTTCTAAGGGCTTCTATATGGGACTGCTTAACAGCATGTGCTTCTGTTACTACCACGAGTAAATTCGGTGAGTGATACCCCTGTAGATTGTATGGATCTGTTGTAGATAACCCGACTGCAAAGTGCTTCTCAGGTTCGCTTAAGCTTTCTAATCTAGGCGAATCGAATAGCCTTAATCCCCAATCCTCTTGTATTCGTCTTGAGTTATAAGCTGCCCTGACTTCGTTCCATACAATGTCATGCACCTGTCTCCATGTGGGACCAACGACGACTACCTTCGCAGGGTAACGAGTAATCATCCAATGCAGTATGATTCTACCACTAGCCCAATCCTTACCTGAACCATTACAGCCCACCACAGACACACGAGGATGCTCTTGGACTGCTCGTGCCATCTCTACTTGTCTATCGTACATGTGTGACCCTAACGCTTCTCTAACGAACTCATCAGGGTAATTACGAAAGTAATCTAGGCCATCAATCTGTGGTTGAGTAAGTACCATTAATCACACCGTTATTACTGGGTTCTTTTAATAAGGGCTTACTATCAGGCTTGCCACCGTTTTGCTTTATAGCTTCTACATACATCTGATGCAGGGTCAGACCCATATCTTCTCCCATCTGGATAGTCTGGGTACGCATATCTATCAAAGGCTTGTCAGGTATAATACCGTTGATCTGATCTATTCTAGCCATTACCTTCAGGACTGCAGCCATTGCTTCTGCATCACCCTCAAGAGCCTTGTCCCATCGTTGCGAGAGTAGCTGATTATATCTTTCCATCTGTAAAGCCCTGACTGTATCCGCAGACTTACTATGACGCTGAGACATCTCACCTAATATCCGCTTGACGTCTATATGGACTAACCCTCTCGAAACACCTAATATTGTTGCGATTTCCCTCTCGGTCTTGCCTGCTTTAGTTAACTCCAGAGCCTTGTATCTGCGAGCTTCAGCTGCAACTTTCTGACCTTTTGTCGGGCTTAATGCTCGTTGTTTTCGTGTTGTCAAAGCATTACCTCATATATGCTTATTGCTTATATGCATAAACAAATCTATCATGAACTACTTCTGCTGACAATATCAGCTTCCTTTAACGTCCCTGCATGGCATATAGCGACACCATATGCATCTGATTCATCGTCATAACGTATGCTTAACTTACCTAAAACCACCTCAACCATCGTCCTGACTTCCTCTTTATCATACTGAGGATCACCCAATGAGCTTCTCCATCTCGCAGGCTTATACTCAGTAATAGACAAGTTGTGATCGCCACAGGCAAGCATACAGGCAGTTCTAGCACTAACGAGCTTCATAGCGGTTGCCATATTACGTCCTACAAATCCCCCTTCCATAGCCACTTCGTCAGGAGCTTTCCACCAACAAATATCCATCATCTCCTTGTAAATATGAAACACTCTATCATTCAAGGAAAACGTGTCTTTTGTCTCAATTACACCAGATGCAATCGGA